TGCGTCCATCTGCGCGGATGGTTTCAATCCGGTCGAGGTTATTGGCGTAGGTAATATCAGCCGAAACGATGTTGCCTAGCGCCGTGCCGTTGCGCTTAATCGCTCCATTGAAAGTGCCAAACCGCTGCAGGGCGTAGGCTGTTGGTGTGCCCGCCGCCGTGGTTGTGGCCACACTCTCTCCCTGAGCTATCAGCTTGGCATCAGCCGTGAGTAAGCCCGAGCGCTGCATCTGGAAAGAAAGCTGGTCCAGAACGCTGCCTGTGTACATGGCAAAGCGGGGAACTTCCGGCATCGCCACCTCAATGGCCATGCTGGGCAAGGTTAACCCGCCGGATTTGAACGTGTGGGTTTTGACAGTGGTGCCGGTCGTCGTCGGCGCGCCAAAGGCTGCCTTCAGCCAGAAGCCAAACGCTTCTGCATCAAGCGGCACCTTGATGTCTCCATCCGCCGTCACTGCGTCCTTGATTGGGGCGAGCGGGTCGCGGCCATATCCCAGAAGCTCGGATGCCAGTAAGGGCTGTGCCGAGGCCAGCGACGAACTGGCAAAGGGCATCTTGTGAAACCCGTTCGCAGGGGCCGTCCCATATGTCGTTTCAAAAGCGGCCGCAAGCTGCGACCGCGCGCCTTGTGCACGTGCCATGATGTGTTCCTTGTTTTGGAGTGAAATTAACCGAGTGGGTCGGACGTCGTGTAAATCAGCGTGATGTCGATGATCGCCACTTTCAGCGCCTCTCCTCCCTTAATGGGCAGATCGACAGTGTTGGAGCCGAAGCCTCAACCCAGTCGCAGAGGCCACCGAGGACTTAGTGGTTGGGTCTTCTAAATATTGCCGGTGCTTTTCACTGGACAGAAAAGGCAGTGCGACGTATCCAGATAAAACAACCCCAAGGAGAGCATTGTATTATGGCCCAAGAAATCGACATCGTAATAGGTCAACGTGTCAGAGCCCTGCGGCGAGTAAGAGGTCTGTCGCAAGCCGACCTTGGCGCCAAGATTGGTGTTCAATTTCAGCAGGTTCAAAAATACGAAACAGGGGTGAACAGAATTAGCTGTTCACGAATCCAGTTCATAGCAGATGTTTTGGACGTACCGGTGTCTGACTTCTTCATCAATCTGGGGGCCCACAAAGATGATAGATACCCTCAGACGTCCAAGGGTCTCCCAGACCTCCTTTATGACAAAGAGATCATTGAAGTGATGTTTGCTCTCGATAAACTCAGTGCGCGACAGAAAGCATCTTTTCTGGCATTACTTTTCGAGCTCGCGAAGGATCCCGAATGAAACACTTCTTAGCTTTTCCTGCCTTGGTGGCCTCTCTCTTCGTATTTAGTGTCCAAGCATCCCAATCGCGCGCGATTAGAATCGTTGAGTGGAACATCAAAAATGCCACTGTCAGCAAGGTCGAGGCGCAGCGCCAAGACATTCAAAGGTTCGAAAACGATTACCACCCTGATGTTTTGGTGCTTGAAGAGGTGTCCGGAGGCAGAGACGCGGCACAAGCCATTGCCAAGGCCCTCGGATGGCAAAACGCCTATATTGCGGTATCAGATTTTTTCCCGCCCAATATCAAGAAGCCCTATTACTCCCAAGAACTCGCAGTTATTTCCCGCATTCCGATCAAATCCGTAATCGAATACGATGCCCGGCCAGATTCTAAGACCGTTTCGGTGACAAACCCGAACGGGACAATGCAAACCGTGCCTGAAATACGCCTAACTGCTGATGAAATACCGGGCTTTGGCGGTGCTATTTGGAAATATGCCAAGGGCACAATCCGGGTTGATTTGGCTGGCGGGCTCTCCTTGTTTCCAGTTCATTTAAAAAGTGACCGGGTCTCTGCGAAGACCCCGAGCGCTATAACAAAGCAACGGCTCAAAAATGCAACTAGGCGCGAAATCACTCTCGCCGCAATTGACCGTGAAGCGATTAAAGCCATCAAGGCTGGGCGGATCACTGTTATCCTTGGCGATTTCAATACGGGGTTTGAGCATGGAAAATTTGGGACCGAAGTCGCCGATTGCAAATTGCAATATTTCCCCAAAACTCCTGCTCCGTTTCCACCCAAAGCCTGCGTAGGGCCGGGCTATGATGATACGCTAGGAATACTTGAAGCCGGTTTGGTCAACGGCCAACAATGGGTATTCCTCACGCGAAAACTTGGACGGACATGGTTCGGCGCCGGTAATCGATACGGTGATTTTGCGATCGACCATGTGGCTGTACCAGTTGAACAGCGAGATCGGTTTAGCGAAGCCAATGCCGCGTTAGATCAGTACGGTTCAGACCATAGCCCTATCGTGTTTAGCGTTCAGGTTTCCGATTAAAGGCATGAATTTAAGACACTCATCCTCCCACTTAAATGATCAACCCAACGGGTCGGACGTCGTATAAATCAGCGTGATATCGATAATCGCCGCTTTCAGGGCCTCGCCGCCCTCGACCGGTAGATCGACCGGTTTGGGGGCCGCAGCCTCAACCCAGTCGCAAAACCCACCGAGGGTCCGGTTGGCCGCGAAGACTGTGCCAAGGTTTTGCATAATGGTGTCAAACACCGCCGCCCGCGCCGCGAGCGTTTTTGCCTGCACAATCACCTCGACTTCGGCTTTGTGCTCGTAGGAATAACTCAGCGGCGACAACATGACCTCCGGCGGACCAGGGTCTCCGTCACGCAGAATCAAGAGGCCACCTGCGGGGATCCTCTCCGGTTCGACATCATCGCGCAGCACGGTGGCACCGGGCACGGAGAGCAGTGCTGTGAGCAGGGCTTGCAGGATAATTTCTCGCGTAGTCACCTCATTCCCTCCATTTTTCGACAATCAGACCGGGCACCCGGTTGGCCACGGTTTCGGCGTCCCGCGCCAAATCCAGCCGTTTGCGCAGCTTGACCTGCGGCACCAAAATGAAAATAGGAGCGCTGACCTGTCCACGCCCGGTCTTGGATCGTGAGGCCACCGCTGTCCCGCGGGTATTGATCCGCGCCTTTTCAGCCACCAGCAAGCTGGGGGCGTTGCGGCGATAGATGAACCTGAGCCGCATCCCGCGGCGGCTTTCCCATTCACCCGGCGTCAATCGTGCGCCGCCACGACCTTTGCCTGCGGCTGCAGTCGGAATTGCCAAATAGAACCCGTTCTTTGATCTTATCCGCACACCGCGATCGTGTGCGTTGAGGATTTCCGGTGCGTTGGACCAGACAAGCGCCGCCGCGTCGATGCTGTCCTTGCCCTTGGGATAGGTTCGGTTGCGAATGGTGCGAGGCAGGCGGTGTCCTAAACCAGCCGAGGTGATCTGTTCACGCCACGCCTGCTTCAATTCCGATCCGGCGGCTTTCATCGCGGCGCTCACCGCGTGCTCGCCCGCCTTAATCTCGTCCTTCAGCATCCCGACCAGATCAGGGTTGAAGTCCATTTTCAGTTTCATGCGGGAACCAACTCCAGCGTCCAGATCAACCGCTCGCGGTCACGCTTTGGCTCGCCCTGAATGGTGAAGGTGTCGGCGCCGATGGTGATGGTGTCGCCCGGTTTCGGGGCCGCCATTTCCGCCACCAGCACATCGACAATGGTGGTGTCCGACAATATCCGCGCTGCACCGAACGTGGTCAGCTCGTCCGGCGCCTTGCGGATAACGCGCACTGGTAATGGCGCACCACCCTGGGACGTCCATGTGGCGTCCGCCGCCATGTTCGCGTCCTGAAAGATCGCGCCCATAGCGGCGGCAAAGGCTGTCATATCAGAAAGCCTTAGTTCGAGCTGAACAGGCGCACGGCAAGGGCCGGGCGTTTGTTAACAGGCAAGATTGAGGCTTCGGTCAGAAGATCAATCCCGTCGTCCCGCTCGCGCGTCAACTGGCGTGCATAAAGCGGCTGACCGATGGTGTTCGCGGTTTGGATCATGTTCCCTGGCGCACCGTAGGTCGTGAAGGTGTCGATTGTGCCCATGGGAAAGGCGATGCCTTCGCCAAGAGGGATCAACCGCTCGGTCACGCCTGTCGAGAGAGTGACCGAGGCATTGTATTCCTCAAACAAAATCCCCGCGAAGGGGAAATTCCGCCGGACATCTTCGCGCAGAGGTTGGGCGCCGGCGGCCGAGTAATATTGATACGCCGTCTGGGTGGCCGGGTGGCCGATCAACTTATCAAA